ACGGTCAAAGTTAACCATCTGTGCGGCGATGTTTTTCATAGATCCACCCCGTAAATCCAGTCTGTGTTTGTCAGGTCGAGTTTTGGTTTGCTGGCTATCATGCCTGCCTGTTGCTTGTTACGGTTGATTTCGAGCTGGGTCCACTTGTCGCGGAGTTTGGCCGGGCTAAGCACGTTACCGGACCAGAAGTTGTCCTGGCATGCCCAGCGGAACAGTACACACATGTCGCGATGGTTACGTCCGTCACGTTCACGCATCAGGCGGATATCGTTAGCCCACCCAGCAAAATTCGGTTTTCTGGCTGATGGTGCGATAGTCTTCACCATGTCGAACATCCACTCTGCGGCGGTCAGGTCTTCTGCTGTCCCCCACCTTGCTGCCGCTCTGAATTGCAGCATCCGGTTTCACCACAGAAAGGTCGTTTTCTGGCTGGTCAGAGGATTCGCCAGAATTCTCTGACGAATAATCTTTTCTTTTTTCTTTTGTAATAGTGTCTTTTGTGTCCCCCTGTTTTGAGGGATAGCAATCCCCCAATTTGAGGGATGTTTTATCCCTCGTTTTAGGGGATTTTCCCTCGTTTTGAGGGATACACCATTCTGAGATGTTTTTATTTGGTCCAAACATGCCGCCTTGCTGCTTGATAATATTCATTCTGACGAGTTCTAACTTGGCTTCATTGCACCGTTTGACGGGTAACTTTGTAATCTCGCTAAGTTGAGAATCGGTGATTCTGTCCATTGGTTTATTCCACCCATAGGTTTTACGCAGAATGGCAAGCAGCACTTTAAACTGTCGCTTGGTCAGATCTGCGCCCGAATAAGCCTCAAGCAGCATATTTGATAGTCTGGCGTAACCATCATCGAGATCTGCCACATTACGCTCCTGTCCGGCAAAGTTACCTCTGCCGAAGTTGAGTATTTTTGCTGTATTTGTCATAATGACTCCTGTTGATAGATCCAGTAATGACCTCAGAATTCCATCTGGATTTGTTCAGAACGCTCGGTTGCCGCCGGGCGTTTTTTATTGGTGATTTCATCAAGCGCATACTTAAAAGCTCTGCTAATCGGACTGATGTCTGATGCCATGCCAAAAGCACACAAGACCGAAGCTATAAACCTCCAGTCTGTTCTGCTTATCTTCGATTCATGACAGCCAATCATCTTTGCCAGACCGCGCTGAGTAAGCGTTGACAGGTTGATAAGTAAATCTGTTTCTGCGCGATCAACGTCGCGCTGTGATAGTTTGCTGTAATTTGTTTGTTCCATTTCTTAAGATTTCCAATAGTGAATAGTTAGTTGAAAGGTATGCGTGGAAACGCATATGGCCTTAGTTGGTCAGATATCTTGGGGCTCGCTTTTCAGCGACGTAGGACGAATGTCCGTTGTTACAAAGAGCGGCTCCGCTTATTAAGCGGCTTTGTGCTCCGGCGGGAACACGTCATCAAGACTTACTTTTGCGCCTAACTTGTTTAGACACGCAACAAGAGCACGGCATGTTTTAAGGTCTGGGAAGCGACGACCAGATTCCCAATGTCCGATAGCTCCCTGTGTGCATCCAACTGCCTTAGCAAGTGTTGTTTGAGAGATATTCAGTGACTCTCGATATTTTCGTAGGTTGCTCATATGCCCTCCATAGTAACCATGAAGAAAAAATACAATATGTACTTTTTTAATGCAAGCAAAATACACATTGTGCATGGATGGTTGCAATACAGAGCGTAATAATAAGGACATGAAAATGAAATGGTATGAACTGGCTAGATCCAGAATGAAAGAGCTCGGCATAACTCAAGAGAAGTTAGCCGAAGAGCTAGGTATGACGCAGGGTGGAATTGGACACTGGTTGCGCGGATCTCGTCATCCATCTCTTAGTGATATTGGTGTGGTGTTTAAATACCTTGGTATTGATAACATATCATTCAACCACGACGGGACATTTTCACCTGTTGGCGAATACTCATCGGCCCCAGTTAAAAAACAATATGAGTACCCTGTTTTTTCTCATGTTCAGGCTGGGATGTTCTCTCCAGAACTCAGAACCTTTACCAAAGGCGATGCGGAGAGATTGGTAAGCACAACCAAAAAAGCCAGTGACTCTGCATTCTGGCTTGAGGTTGAAGGTAACTCGATGACCGCCCCAACAGGTTCCAAACCTAGTTTTCCTGACGGGATGTTAATTCTGGTTGACCCTGAGCAGGCTGTTGAGCCAGGTGATTTCTGCATAGCCAGACTTGGTGGTGATGAGTTTACCTTCAAGAAACTGATCAGGGATAGCGGTCAGGTGTTTCTACAGCCACTAAACCCGCAATATCCAATGATCCCATGCAATGAGAGTTGTTCCGTTGTGGGGAAAGTTATCGCCAGCCAGTGGCCAGAAGAGACGTTTGGGTAATTTCTCTGTTTGTTTTTTAAGCTATCAATCTCTGGCTTGTGGATAAGTTGGAAGGTATTCGCTGCTAATGTATTGACATTTACAAAATATAGGTATTTTGGGGTTGTCTAAAATTACCTATAGGGTAAACTTCACTTAAGCTCCTACATGAGAGCTTCTGAGGAGAGATAAAATGAAAACCTTACGTTGCATGGCCTACCAGCAGAACGGCGTTTACGTAGCTGCATGTTTAGACCTGTCATTGGCAGCGCAAGCAGATACTATGAAAGAAGCTGTAAACAAACTGGATGAGCAGATTAAAGATTTTTTCACTGAAGCGCTATCAGAGCCGGAATATGCAAAACAACTACTAAGTCGGAAAGCACCTTTATCTATGTGGCTTAAGTATTGGGTAATTGCATTTCAGGTTTTTGTCAGAAAACGAGGTGAAGCAAAACTCTTTGCTGAGCCTTGTGATGCTCATGCTTAGGGTTACATTACATGTTCTTGAAAAAGCTTACTCCTTTGAAATACGACGAGGTAATCAGGGGACTTAAGAACATGGGGTTTGAAATGAAACCTAAAACAGGAACCTCTCACGAACAGTGGGTTCTCAAGAACAGTAAAGGAAAATGGGTGGTTACAGTTGATAAGCATCACGCCCCATTCTCCAGAGATTTAATAAAATCCATGGCTAAGCAAGCTGGACTGAAAGCTCGTCACTTTCATGCGTTATGCAGAGGTGACGCAACGCTTGAGGATATAGGATTCCAAATCATTAGCTAAAACCCGGCCTCAGCGCCGGGTTTTCTTTGCCTCACGATCGCCCCACCTAAAAACACATAACCAATTGTATTTATTTTAAAATTAATAGGTGCAACTCACTAAACAACGCAATTCTGATCTCTCCTTACATCGCCGAGGCGATACACCCACGCTAAAAAACAACACTATTAAATACAAAGTGTTATAAAAAACCACCCCATTTTAGAACAAATCGTATTGACCAAATAAAGTACATATCGTACTATTTAACCGTCAGTAGGACGCTGGAAGCCAAACGGAACAGACTGGCAGGCTCTTTAAACAACGTCGAACTCTCGACTACGTGGCTGAAAAGCCAGATCACCCAACCACATGAGCTGTGGGATGCAATGCCGAAGCAACCGTCTCAGGAGGAGCTTCGAGATTGCATCGCCAAAGTTTATTCGGGAGGAATCTATGTCCAGAAAAACAGAATTTAAAGGCACCGCAGCTTCTCGCCGTAGAGCTCGTCGCGCAAATCTGCAAAGTCAGAAGGCGATCAGCTCCGACAAGCTACACAGGCCAACCCCTTCACGAGTGGTCTTGCAATGCAAGCGCAAACCAGCAATGAGAGCAGAAGTAATAACACTGACAACGCTGACCAGAAAATATGAAGGCTCAACTTGTCTTCCAAACGTAGCTCTTTACGCGGCAGGCTACCGGAAATCCAAACAACTGACAGCAAGATGACTTGTGTTGGTCGCCAGAAAATGAAATTAGGCAGCAAACCACTTATTTGAGGTGAGATATGGAAGAAGAATTTGAAGAGTTCGAAGATCATCCTCAGGATGTGATGGAACAATACCAGGACTATCCGTATGACTACGACTATTGATAAGAATCAATGGTGTAGACAATACGAACGACGACAATGATTGCCAGAGAACTTGGTAAACAGAACTACAAGGCTGCCTGATGGTGGCCTTTATTTTTGTCCGTAAATAATTTCATGCTTATTACAATCAAGGTGATATATGGAAGAACAAGCAAACAAGATTCTCGTAGAACTACTGCAAAAAGCCAGTAATGGAATAGACGCGGCTGTTTCATTTAGCCAGGCACAGATTCCTGATGTTGTTCATCAGTTGCTGCTATGGAATATGGTTGACAGTCTGATTAAAACATTAATGGCCATTCTAACAATCCCACTGGTTTTCTGGTTTATGAAGAAGCAGTGCCAAAGAGTTGAGACAGGTAAAATCGGTGATGAAGGATATTCATGGGAGAAAGGAAATCCCAAATACAGGCCGACAATGGTTTGGGATAGCAAAGGTGATATTAATCTTCTTATCATGCCATTGGTTGGAGTTTTGACTCTGTGGGGGATTTTTATTATTGGTGTAGTAACCAATATGACTTGGTTAAAAATTTGGCTGGCCCCAAAGCTTTACCTTATCGAATACGCAGCATCATTGGTTAAGTAATTTCAGGCCGCATAGTCGGCCTTTATTTTTGGTATAAATAACAGAGTAAACACTGCACTGTGTATTCATTCCAACGAGTGAATACACGGAGCAATGTCGCTCGTAACTAAACAGGAGCCGACTTGTTCTGATTATTGGAAATCTTCTTTGCCCTCCAGTGTGAGGGCGATTTTTTATCTATGAGGATATGAACAGATGTCAAACATCAAAAAATACATCATTGATTACGACTGGAAAGCATCAATAGAAATTGAAATTGACCATGACGTAATGACAGAGGAAAAACTTCACCAGATTAATAATTTCTGGTCAGACTCTGAATACCGACTCAATAAACACGGCTCTGTATTAAATGCTGTATTAATCATGCTGGCGCAACATGCTCTGCTTATAGCAATTTCAAGCGACTTAAATGCATATGGTGTTGTGTGTGAGTTCGACTGGAATGATGGAAATGGTCAGGAAGGATGGCCTCCAATGGATGGTAGTGAAGGAATAAGAATTACCGATATCGATACATCAGGAATATTTGATTCAGATGATATGACTATCAAGGCCGCCTGAGCGCGGCGTTACCGCATACCAATTACGCTTCACTCGAGGCGTTTTTCGTTATGTATAAATAAGGAGCACACCATGCAATATGCCATTGCAGGGTGGCCTGTTGCTGGCTGCCCTTCCGAATCTTTACTTGAACGAATCACCCGTAAATTACATGACGGATGGAAACGCCTTATCGACATACTTAATCAGCCAGGAGTCCCAAAAAATGGATCAAACAATTATGGCTATCCAGACTAAATTCACTATCGCCACTTTTATTGGCGATGAAAAGATGTTTCGTGAGGCCGTCGACGCTTATAAAAAATGGATATTAATACTGAAACTGAGATCAAGCAAAAGCATTCACTAACCCCCTTTCCTGTTTTCCTAATCAGCCTGGCATTTCGCGGGCGATATTTTCACAGCCATTTTCAGGAGTTCAGCCATGAACGCTTATTACATTCAGGATCGTCTTGAGGCTCAGAGCTGGGCGCGTCACTACCAGCAGATCGCCCGTGAAGAGAAAGAGGCAGAACTGGCAGACGACATGGAAAAAGGCCTGCCCCAGCACCTGTTTGAATCGCTATGCATCGATCATTTGCAACGCCACGGGGCCAGCAAAAAAGCCATTACCCGTGCGTTTGATGACGATGTTGAGTTTCAGGAGCGCATGGCAGAACACATCCGGTACATGGTTGAAACCATTGCTCACCACCAGGTTGATATTGATTCAGAGGTATAAAACGGATGAGTACAGCACTCGCAACGCTGGCAGGGAAGCTGGCTGAACGTGTCGGCATGGATTCTGTCGACCCACAGGAACTGATCACCACTCTTCGCCAGACGGCATTTAAAGGTGATGCCAGCGATGCGCAGTTCATCGCATTGTTGATCGTCGCCAACCAGTACGGCCTTAATCCGTGGACGAAAGAAATTTACGCCTTCCCTGATAAGCAGAACGGCATCGTTCCGGTGGTGGGCGTTGATGGCTGGTCCCGCATCATCAATGAAAACCAGCAGTTTGATGGCATGGACTTTGAGCAGGACAATGAATCCTGTACATGCCGGATTTACCGCAAGGACCGTAATCATCCGATCTGCGTTACCGAATGGATGGATGAATGCCGCCGCGAACCATTCAAAACACGCGAAGGCAGAGAAATCACGGGGCCGTGGCAGTCGCATCCCAAACGGATGTTACGGCATAAAGCCATGATTCAGTGTGCCCGTCTCGCCTTCGGATTTGCTGGTATCTATGACAAGGATGAAGCCGAGCGCATTGTCGAAAATACCGCATACACTGCAGAACGTCAGCCGGAACGCGACATCACTCCGGTTAACGATGAAACCATGCAGGAGATTAACACTCTGCTGATTGCCCTGGACAAAACATGGGATGACGACTTATTGCCGCTCTGTTCCCAGATATTTCGCCGCGACATTCGCGCATCGTCAGAACTGACACAGGCAGAAGCAATGAAAGCTCTTGGATTCCTGAAACAGAAAGCCTCTGAACAGAAGGTGGCTGCATGACACCGGACATTATCCTGCAGCGTACCGGGATCGACGTGAGAGCTGTCGAACAGGGGGATGATGCGTGGCACAAATTACGGCTCGGCGTCATCACCGCTTCAGAAGTTCACAATGTGATAGCAAAACCCCGCTCCGGAAAGAAATGGCCTGACATGAAAATGTCCT